GCTCCGCACACTAAGCGTCCGTAACTGTGGCGGTTCTGCCACCTGATGCGACGTTTGATGATTTCGTTTCATATACGGAATCTCTTCGGGGGCCTGTGGGTTCGGATGAACTCAGAGACCTCTGGGAGTGGCGTCAGAAGCTCCTGACGTTGCGCGTCGACACGAAGGTGGGTCACCGCTCCCAGTTGCCTGCCGACGAGCAGCATCTGTCTCGCCGCGAGCTGGGGGACAAGCGGTACCAGGAAGCGAAGTCTCAGGGTCGCAATATCGAAAGGTTGCCTGACAAGGCGTATTTCTGATGGCTCGTAAGACTCGTAGCGAAACCCTGGATCAGCACCGGCAGCGCATTGATCGTGCGCGTCGTTGGCGCGACCAGGAGGGTCTCGATGAGACTTGGTGGCGGCTCAACGACCTGTATCGTGGCCGGCACTGGCCTCGGACTACGACGGCGGATCGTGACCTGATCGCTGTGAATCTGTCGTTTTCGACGGTGAACGTGATTGCCCCGTCGGTGTCGGTGAACCATCCGAAGATTGTCGTTTCTGCCAATGAGCCTGATAATGGCGACAGGGCTGCGTTTGTGGAAGCTGTTGTGAACCACATGTGGCGGCATCACGATTTCCGCACTCCGTTCCGTCGGGCTGTGAAGGATTTTCTAATCTTCGGCCATGGTTGGATCAAGGTGGGTTGGAAGTTCGTCGAGCAGGAAATGTCGCTGTCGGATGCTGAGCAGCAGGAAATGCTTGATCAGGCCATTTCGGAGGTGGATGCGTTTGCTGCTGAGGCGCCGGCTTTGGCCGGTGGTCTCCCCACTGATGATGAGATGGCTGCGAACGTCCCACAGACGGCGATGATGGTCGTGGAGGATCAGCCGTTCGTGGAGCGGGTTTCCCCGTTCGACATTTATGTCGATCCTGAGGCGACCTGCATGGATGACCTCACCTGGATTGCCCAGAAGATTGTCCGTCCCTTGGAGGAGGCTCAGAACGACAAGCGGTACCGGCCTTCGGTGCGGAAGCAGTTGACGGCTGACGGTGGTGTGAACCCGATGTATGCCGCCCAGTATCTTGACAACAGGGAGTACCTGTTCGACGAGGAGCGGGTGACAATCTGGGAGTATTACGACATCCGTTCCAACACGATGTCGGTGTGGGGGGAAACGACCGACGAGTTCTTGGTCAATCCGATGCCGATGCCGTATGCGTATGGGCAGCCGTTTGTGATGCTCCGCAACTATGACGTTCCTGACTTCTTCTACCCGATAGGCGATTTGGAAGCCATCGAGTCGTTGCAGCTTGAACTCGACAAGACGCGTTCACAGTTGATGAACGACCGTAAGCGGTATGCCCGCAAGTACCTGTTCCATGAGCGGTCGTTTGGACCTGAGGGCCGTGAGGCTCTTGAGTCTGACGAGGATGGCCGCATGGTTCCTGTGGTGGATGAGAACAAGCCGTTGTCGGATGTTGTCATTCCGATGCCGCAGATACCGATTTCGCCCGAGATTTATGCCTATAGCGAGATCATTGAAACGGATATCAACACGGTGTCGGGGATTTCGGAGTACGCCAGGGGTGCGATGCCTGAGATTCGCCGCACGGCGACTGAGGCGTCGATTATTGCTGACGCCCAGAATGCCAGGGCGTCGGACAAGCTCGCTACCGTGGAGTTGTCGATAGGGATGATTGGCCGGCGGGTCATCCAGTTGTTGCAACAGTTTATGACTGGTGAGTCGACGGCCAGGGTGCCGAACGCACCGGCCGACCTGTTTGTGCCGTTTAGTCGTGAGGACATTGTCGGCGAGTACGATTTCAGTGTTGAGGCGGGTTCAACACAGCCGTTGAACGACACGATTCGTAAACAGCAGGCTGTGTCGCTACTGAACGCTATGGGTCCGCTTGTAGGCACCGTTATTGACCCGCAGGCGTTGGCCGCTCACGTTCTCAAGACCGGTTTCGACATTAAGGATCCTGAACGGTTCCTGATACAACCCCAGGCTGGACCGCAGGCGGGAGGCCCCGAAGGCCCACCCGCCGCTCCCCCTGGCGGGGTTCAGGAACCAACCAGGGCGCCGGCATCCCCCATGCCGCCCCCTGGGGCACCGCCAGGAGGGGCTTTCGCTCCGACTGGTGGGGTTCCTCCAGAGCTGCTTTTGCAGCTGAAAAACCAGATGGGACTTGAACTACCTACGCTGTAACCCCCCCTTGTGGGACAGCGTGATTTATCTAATAGGAGCAACCGTATAGGACTCCCCCAGAAGGGACATGAAGTGCCCGAAAACATGGAAGCAACGGAATCCGCTGCGGCGGACACCCCAGAGGTTTCATCAGAAGCAACGACAGAACCTGGAGATGCCTACACCGTCAAGGTTGACGGGGAGGAGTCGCAGGTCAGCCTGTCGGAACTTCAAGACGGTTACCAGCGTCAGGCGGATTACACCCGCAAGACGCAGGAACTGGCAGAAGAACGTCAGCGTTTACAACAGGCTGAGGCGATTGCTTCAGCTTTGGAAACCGATCCAGCAGGCACCATTGCGGCGCTTTCGTCGGCTTTCGGCGTGACGGACACCCTACCGGCTACCGAACCGAACTATTCGGACGGTGTCGAGGAGGATCCGACGACGAAGCGGCTAGCGCACCTTGAGGCTCAGATGGAGCGGCAGGCGCAGACACACAGACAACAGGCTTTAGAGCGCGAAGTTCACAACCTGAAGAAGAAGTACGGCGATTTCGACACGGCAGAGCTGTTCCGACATGCTTTGACGAATCGGATTCCCAACCTGGATGCTGCTTTCACGCACATGAAGTACGGGGAAGTGGCGGACACGGCTGAGAAGCTCCAGAAGGACCAGGAGATCACCGACGCGAAACGCGACGCCACGAAGGTGGCGAGCGGCAGCGGCACCCAGGCGGGGGCCGTCGTGTCGGAGGGTGGTTCCGACGGGAAGCCGTCTTCACTGAGGGAAGCGTTCGCTCTCGCCAAGAAGCAACACGGCACCTAACAACCCTAAAGGGGTGAGAAACTTATGGCTGGTAACAGCTCTTTTGATGAGATTCTTACCACCACGCTCAGGAACTATGTCCCCAAGCTGACAGATAACATCTTCAGCGCAAGGCCGTTGTTCTACGCTCTGACGAATGGGCAGACCATTCGTCGGATCAGTGGTGGAGCGAAGATCGTCGTCCCGATCATTTACGGGACCAACTCGACCGCTGGTTCATACAGCGGCACGGATACTATCGACGTTACGGCTCAGACTGGTATTAGCGCGGCTGAGTACGACTGGGGACAGTATGCGGCCACGGTGACCATTTCGGGCATCGAGGAAGCCAAAAACAACGGTGAAGCTCAGATCATTGATCTGCTGGAAGGCAAGATTTTCCAGACGCAGGAAACCATCATCGAGAACATGAACACCATGTTCTGGGCCGATGCAACTGGCAACAGCGGCAAGGACTGGAACGGTCTAGCCAACATTGTCGGCGGAACCGGCGTGACCCTTGGTGGAATCGATCCGCTTGGCGCTGGTAACAGTTGGTGGAAGTCCACTGAAGTCAATCAGGCTGGTGCAATCACTGTAGCCAGCATGGCTAACATCTATAACACCATTTCGGTTGGTAACGACCAGCCGACTATCGGCATCACCACGCAGGCTTTGTACGAGAAGTACGAGGCGCTCTTGGATGGCCAGATTCGGTACACGGATACCGATATGGCTGACGGTGGGTTCCAGAACCTGCTGTTCAAGGGATGCCCCGTGACCTTTGACGGTGCTGCTGCCTCTGGTCAGTTCCTGTTCCTGAACACCAAATACTTGCAGTTGGTGGCTCATAGCGATGTCTGGTTCAAGCCGACACCGTTCGTGCGCCCAACCAATCAGGACGCTGTGTACTCACAGCTCCTCTGCTACGGCCAGCTCACATGCAGCAACCGTGCGCGACAGGGCTTCATGTACGGGGCTACCTGATCCTGATGGGACGAGGATTCGCTTACGCTCACAAGGTTGGCTCACGCCCATACGGGCAGCCCGCTGGTGACAAGTTTCGGGATTCGACACCGCGGCCTCAAACCGTGGGGTTCTCCCGCAACGTCCAGCAAGTCAACCCGATAGGCGGCGAACCCGTTGTCCCAGAATCGGTCAGGTGCAGTTCTCTGACCCGCGACGGGGTGCCCTGCAAGGGGCGCCCCGTCGGGGACGGAGACCTGTGCGTCTTCCATAGGGAGTAGGCGTGGACATTTCGACCATGCGGTCGTATGTCCGCTCAGTGGTCGACATCGACTCGTCGGACATTTCTGACGATGTGATGAACCGCTTCCTGGGTGAAGCCTACGATGTGATTGTCTATTCGGAGAAACGCTGGCCGTTCTTCGAGGTTGCGACCACGTTCAGCACTGTGGCCTCCCAGAAGGATTACACGGTCGCTGTTGTGGGGGCGTCGGTCACGAACGGGTTGCGTGAAATAGCAGCCATCAGGACCGACAATCATGTCCTCGAATACATCGGCCGTGACGACGGCGATGTGATCTACCCGTTGGATGGCAATACCACGGGTAATCCGTGGTATTGGTCTTTCTGGGCTGATTCGATTCGCCTCTATCCGACCCCAGGGTCGGTCGACACTGTTTACGTTCGGGGGTATAAGGATCCTGCGGCGTTCGGCGCTGGGGTCTCAGACGCCACCGAGCCGTCTGATCTGCCGACACCGTTCCACATGGTTCTTGCTACTTACGGGATTGCCCGTGCTTATGAGCAGCAGGAAGATCCGACGATGTCGGCGCAATACTTTTCGATCTTCAACCAGGAGTTGGAGAACCTTCGTGCCCGCTACGAGGACATGCCGGCCGCTCAACCGGTCAGGTTGAACAGCCGGTCGGTGTCGCGGTGGATGTCGCAGTCGTACCTGCCGAATCGGTTGCGTTATTCGTGGGAGCTGTAGGTGGCCTCCACTACTTGGAAACTTGAGGCCCTTGAGGCTTTCACGGGTGGCCTGAATCTTCGTTCCGATCAGTTCAATCTGGCCGAGAACGAATCCCCCGACCTTCTCAACGTCCTTGTCGATCCGCGTGGCGGGATTCGCCAACGTGATGGTGTGGACCGCAGGAACACGACGGCGTTGAGTGACGACATCCAGGGCATCTGGGCGTTGCACACCGACAGCGGCACCAATCAGGTAATGGTCAACTATGGCACGAAGGTCGCCCACAGCGCGACGGCGAACTTCACCGACCTGACCGGCATTACTTCTCGCACGGACGGCAGCCGCGTGTACGGGGTGACGATGAACAATGTTGCCTACGGGGTGTCTTACGACCAGGTGTGCTTCAAGTGGGATGGGTCCACGGCGACTGATCTGGGGGTCACGTTCGGGTCTGGTGGCAACATGCCGCAGGCCCAGTACATCGCAGCGTGGAACAACTTTGCGTGGGTTGCCAACACCTACGAATCGGGAACGAACCACAAGTACCGTTTGCGATGGTCGAACGCCAACGATCCTGAAACGTGGACGGCGGCCGACTATGTCGACATCGACAAGGGCGACCACGGCGACTACATCACGGGCCTGTGCCCGATGGGTGACCGCCTGCTGGTGTTCAAGTCGAACAGTGTGCATGCCGTGTTCGGCTTCGATTCTGATTCTTTCCAGGTTGTGACGTTGAGCAACGATGTCGGGTCGGTTCCGTTGTCGTCGCCGGTAGCGACCCCGTTCGGGGTGTTCTTCTGGTATGCCGACCAGGGCGCCTACCTGTACAACCGTGAGGGGTTCGTCTGGATCTTCGACAAGATGTCGCCGGCTGTGGACGACGGGCGCATCTCGTTCGCCATGAACCCGCAGCTCGGATGGGGAAACAACAAGCTGTACGTTTCGGTCGACTGGACGGAGGGCGGGTCAACGACCCGTCGGACGTTGATTTACGATCCGACGATTGCCGGCGGCGCCTGGGTGACGACCGATATTGATGCTGCGGCCATGTATTCGTACCGGCCACCGAATGATTCTTCAACCGTTTACGGGGCGTGTGTCGCCAACACGGGCGTGTTGATCGACGTTGAAGACGAACAGAACCGGTCCACAGACCGGTATGCGTCTTCTGCGGAAACGCACATTTCGTCGTATTTCGTTACACGGTGGGTGTCGGGCAAGAATCCGATTGTGAAGAAACGATGGGGTCGGCCGAGGATGGTCACCTCTGCTGAGGCGACTATTTCGTTGCCTGTCTCGGTTTTCAAGGATTACGACAAGTCTGCTGCCACTGGCAGTTTCACTGTGAGCATTTCGGGGAAAACGTCTACTTCGTTGTGGGGGACAGCGAAATGGGACGACGG